CCTGCGATAACCTATCAGGTCATTCCTCAGGCTTATGCCCGACTTGCCGAACGATCCAATGCGCGACCTGCGGAGGGAGTATTGTGAAGCAAGCGAGTTTTAAAAAGAATCAAAAGTGCGCCGCTTGCTCACGTAAAAAAGAAAGCGAAACGCCGCAAATGGTGAGGCTTAGAGATTAATGGCTGATACTCCTGTTGTAAGTGCACTGTTTATGGATCGATCCGAGCCTCTGGGGAACTCCCCAGATGACTCAGGACGAAGACGCCTACATACCCTAGTTACGAATGCTTCAGGCGAGCCGATCTTTAACCAACTAGTCCCGATTGCAAACGCACGGATTACAGTCATCTCCGTTTCAGATACATCCTGGGTGCCACTGCCTACAGTTCCTCTGACAGGCAGGGTCTCTCTTATCATCCAAAACACGCACCCAAAGCAAAACCTCTATATTAACTACACGAACTCCGTGCCTTTGCAGGAAGGGTTTACTGTCTACCCTGAGGGCACAAGGGAGCTTGTCCTTGCTGAAAGCGTGCAAGTTTGGGGCGTGATGGAATCAGGCTATACGGCTAACGTCATTGTGGAAGAGGGCGCTCCGTGAGTATTTACGTCTCTAATAACGGTCGCCGCACCCTTACAGCGGATCGCGTCCTGTACGATAACCAGGGCACGGATTTAGTTAGCCAAAACGCGCAGGATGCGATTACTGAGCTAGCTGGAATGACGGGTGGGGGTAGAGATCTCCTCACATTTGAATTTGCACGATTAGAAGTGTTAGACTTGGACACGATTAATTTTCAGCTAGTGACTGATACTGGCATATTAACAGGACCTAAAGGGGAGGCGCTAACGCTCTGAAATTATGCAGCACATTTACGTTGGAACCTCAGCACCTACCATTACCCCAAACGGCGTCGGACACCACTTCGTCGATACCGTCAACCGTACGACCTACATTTCCGTTGGCATTACAAGCCCACTGGATTGGTTACAAACCGGAGGAGGAGGCCCGGCGGTCTCTGGCTACCAGGTCGAATATTTCACGCTCACTCTCACTGATGAAACGAATAAGAGTGTGACTCTGTCAAGTACTCCCACTCAACCCACGCGTACGCTTTTAGATATTCAAGACGGGGGGGGAGCGGCAACCTACGGGAGTGACTTTTCCGTTTCTGGCAACACTGTGTCATGGGCAGGAGGCCAGTTTGACGGGGTATTAGCTGAAGGCGATATCATCCGCGTCGTGTTTTTTTAGACAACCAAAAAAAAACTCCCTAAGATTGTATTCTATTCTTCAACCACCCTAGGGAGGCCATAAAATGGCAATACGTAAAAAATTTATAGGTGATGCCCAGATTGATGGGTCTAAAATTCAGCTTCAAAATGACCAAGCGCTTGCAGCTTTAAACGCTTCGGCAAGTCCTGTTAACTTACTCAAACTCGATAGCGCCGATAAGCTTCAGCTCTTACAGCTTCCTTATCTGCCAAGCGATCCTACCGATAGCCTTCAGGCAGCAACCAAAGGGTATGCTGATACTCAGATTAGCACCCAAATCGGTAACGCAATCGAAGACGCAATCGTCGATGGCGTGACCAACAAAGCACCCTCCCAGAACGCAGTTTTTGACGCCTTAGCACTTAAGCAAAATAGCCTTGGCACTGGAACGACCTCTCAGTACCTGCGAGGAGATTTAAGCTGGGCAGAAATTGCAGTCTATCAGAGCGCTCAAGAAATCTACATTGACCCGACTCTCGGGGTCGATGCCGTAGGTCGTGGCGGTTACAATAACCCTTACGCAACTATCAATTACGCCTACTCTCAGGTGGCAAGCGCAGCATCTAATTTAACGAAATGGTGCTCAGAAAAGATTTTATTCAAACTCGCTCCCGGAACTTATAACGAAAACGTCGTCATGGGTTTCAAACGCGCCCGCATCGCACTGATGGGGGAAGGCGTTTTCATTAACGGATCCCTTACGGTTAACCTTTTAATTGCAGACCACCCAACCATTACCGCTGGCGGACTTCCTGCTCCTTGGACCGGCGATAACGCACGCGCTACCTTTGAGCTCATTGGTTTCGGCGGAGGAATGGAAGGCGGCTACACCTCTGAAAACCTCATGATCAATGGCTTGGTTAAAATCCAATCCTTTGCATGGGCTAATAACTCAAGCTGGCAGTTTGGCGGAGCGCTTTCCCATTACTTCTTTACTAACAAAGTGCAACTCCGTGGCGGTCTAGTCTCGGTCCACGATCCTTTGACCTATACCGGCACCATTGCAACCAACCTCACGCTTGAGATTGACTCCTCATCTATCGAAGGAAGCTACCTAGGAGCTCAGCCGATCACTGCAGGCGCTAACATGCTAAGCGCAAATAACCACGTGTTTAACCTTAAGGCTCATAACTCACAACTTAAGTCCACGATTGGACCGCGAGCCGCAATTCTTGAAATCGATGGCTGCCGAATTGTGAATATTGACCGAACCATGGGTGGTGCCGTAACCGGCACTCAGGACGTATCCGGGATTACAAGCCAAGACTCCAACAGCTACTCAGGCATTGTTAACTCCCCATTCGCAGGCACGATCTATAAGCTAGGAAGAAACGCAACGGCTGGCACCATCACCTTCAGAATGGATGCTAACTCCTACGCTAACTTGATGGCTAAAACCATCGATGCAGGTGCTTCAACCCTAGCCTATAACCTGATTGATAAAGCTTCAGGCGTTGCCGTCACCACGGCTCCTGTCAACTACACCCGAAGCTCGGCCGTAGTTGAAGCAGCTATTGCAGGGTTAGACACAGCCTTAGGCGGCAAAGCAAATGTGGTTCATACCCACACAGCTGCCAACATCACTGATTTTGATACCGCCGCTCAAACCGCCGCAGTCAGTGACGCCATTGTTGATGGAGTGACGAACAAGGCACCCTCCCAAAACGCCGTATTCGATGCTTTGGCCCTTAAGCTTGACGCATCGGCTCGTGGCGCCGTTAACGGTGTGGCTAGCTTAGGAGCAGATGGGAAAGTTCCCACCGCTCAATTGCCTGCTTTAGCAATCACTGAGACTTTCGTGGTCAATAGCCAGGCTGCTCAGCTTGCCCTAGCCGCTCAGCAAGGAGACGTTGCAGTTAGAACGGATTTAAGTAAATCCTTCATCTTAGCTGGAACCGATCCTAGCGTGCTGGGTGATTGGCAGGAGCTCTTAACTCCTCCTAACGCCGTTTTGTCTGTGAACTCTCAAAGCGGAGTTGTGGTCTTAGACTCTGACGATATTGCAGAAGGAAGCACCAATAAGTACTACACGGCATCTCAAGCTCGCACTGACCTTTTGACCGCAACGGTTGCCGCTGGGGATACCACGCACGCCCCAACGGTTGATTCGATTAAAACCTACATCGACAATGCCGTTGCAGCCTTAAACGTCACTGATATTCATGAGCGATTCGTGCTCACCAGCACGGATATCTCCAATGGATACATTGAAGTGGCAGAAACCATCGGGGAAGATCCAGAAATCTATATCTTCCCAGATCGCGTGACTTTGCTACCGACAGATGATTTCACTTACTCAGGTAAGAGAATCACCTGGAATCCTGCCACTGTGGGAGTGGGTGGGGATGCTGCCTTAGTCGCAGGCGACATCATCCACGTCTGGTATTTCAAAGCGTAAAAAAATTGGGGAGTAACAAAAAAACAGCTTAAAACCCTAAACTTTGTTACTCTCTAAACCTAGTCGGGTGTTGGGTGCTCCTAACCTGCACCCGGCTAGGTTATTATCGAGGGGGTTTTATGAGTAGTGCAGCAATTGCAGATGGTCTTTCTAAAAGTATTTTCCAAGTCATTAAGCCAGGGCTAACCTCCCAAGTCTTAACTCTAAACGGTTCATCCGTTCAGTCGACCTCCTGGGGCGCAACAACTACGATTGTCAGGCTATTTGCCACCGAAGACATGTTCATCTCCATGGGTCCAAACCCAACGGCTCTAGCTAATGACCCAGCTTCATTCTTCCTACCCGGCGGGATGGTTGAGTACTTTGCAGTTAGAGGGACTGAAAAGCTTGCTGCGATTAACGCTTCTAAGGCAGGCACTCTTTACGTCACAGAAGGTAACGTATGAGTGGCGTAGGAATTGGAGCAGGAGCTTGGGTAAAACTCAATCCTCTGAACTCAGGGGATATACAACGCGGCATCTACTCGATGCCTAATAGTGCTTTTACTTTCACAGTGAGTGGCCTTAACTTAGGAACCACGAATTATGTGGTTGTGATTACGATCTCCAATGTTGTAGACGTGAGTGTACGTCACTTGCACGCTACGGTGATTGGGAAAACATCAACCAGCTTTACCTTCCAAACGGAGCAGACGACGAATCATGCAAACTACAAAGCCGAGTGGATTATTGTTAAGCTTTGAGGGTGGAAGGATTTATTTCAAACTGAATAGGTAATATGCCTCCGAAACCTAAACCAATTGATCTAAAGTTAGTTGAAAATCTTGCACAGATCGGTTGCAAGAGCGTTGAAATTGCAAAAATGCTCGGGATTTCAGTCGATACACTGGATCGCCGATGTGCGGAAGAATTGGCAAAAGGACGCGCTAATCTCCGCGTGTCACTCAGGCGATGGCAGTTAGAAGCTGCGAAAAAAGGGAACATTACAATGCTCATTTGGTTAGGTAAACAATACCTAGGCCAGACTGAGAAAGTCGAAGAGACGACTGAGATTAAACAAAAAGCGCAGATTGTGTATGAGTCACAGTGGGGGAATGCACAGGAGCCTGATAAAAAAGATTCATGAAGGCAACCCTTAAACTCTACTCGCCCCATGAAGCGCAATTGAAATTTCATCAAAGTCCGGCACGATTTAGAGTAGCAAGCTTTGGCAGACAATCCGGTAAATCTACTGCGTGCTTAAATGAGCTTTTAAAAAAAGCGTGGGAAAGACCTGACTCAACCCTTTGGTTTGTCAGCCCCACCTATGATCAAGCAAGAGTTCAATACCGAAGGTTAGTTGGGATGCTCTACCCGTGTCAGGAAGTGCTACTCAAAAAGAATCAAAGTGAGCTTAGGATTAAACTGATTAATCAATCCCAGGTGAGATTTGTTTCAGGTGAAACGCTTCAAAACCTCCGAGGTGAGACGCTGCATGGGGTGGTCGTGGATGAGGTGAGAGATCAGCACCCTAACCTTTGGAGTGAGATCTTGCGCCCGATGCTTACTACAACCAAGGGGTGGGCTTGCTTCGTTTCCACTCCGAGAGGCTTTGACTCGTTTTTTGATCTATTTGAAAAAGCTAAATCAGATGGAGACTGGGAATCCTTCCAAGCGCCTTCGACGTGTAACCCTTTATTTACCCAAGACGAGTATGAGGCTGCCAAGAAAGAATTGAGTGAAGCGGTATTTGATCAGGAGATTAACGCTAACTTCAGAGATATCCATAACGGTACGGCCTATGTGAATTTTGGGCCTCAAAACGTCGTGACTAAAAATCCGTTTGTCCCATCTCCTCACCCATCACCCTACCTCCCCATCTTAGTTGGGATGGATTTCAACCTCTCACCTATGTGCTGGGTGTTAGGCCAAGAGCGGGCAGGGGATTTCTATTTCTTTGATGAGATCTATCTTGAGAAATCCCACACCCAGGAAGCTGCCCTTGAGCTTGCGGCTAGGATTAAACGCATCCAATGCGAGGCTAACCCACGAGTGATTTTAGTTGGGGACGCTACAGGGAAGGCAGGCCAGAGGGCGGCGATGGGAAGGTCCGACCTATCCATTGTGGAGGAGATTCTAACTGAAGCTGGGATTCGGTATGAGAACCGGACTCCTGAATCTAACCCCTTAGTGAGTGACCGAGTCAACGTGGTTAATTCCAAGCTTAAAGACGCCACAGGAATTCCTCATGTCTTTATCCACAAGGACGGCTGCCCTAAGCTTTTGCGAGATTTTCAGCGGGTGGTCTGGAAGGCTGGGGCCAGCGCACTTCCTAAGCTTGATCAAAGTACGGATCCGACCCTCAGCCATATGAGTGACGGGTGTGGTTATTTAGTGTGCGCCTTGTCTCGAATGTGGGTTCCTTCAGTGGGAGGGATTCGGGTTCTTCAAAGGAGATTTTAAGTAAGGCTGTACTATTTGCAGACTATCGAGATTGTGGGTACCATCAGCGGGGGGGATCAGGGTTCTCCCAAGGCAGTTCTAGGCGGCTCGGTAGCTCAGCGGTTGAGCGGTGCGAACAGTGGGGACGCTCACCGCACAGGACAAGGGTTCGAATCCCTTCCGGGCCGTCAATTTATTGGAGGTCGTTATGAGTGACCAAGCTTGTTTAGTATGCGCTTTGGCTATGTGTCTTTACCTGATAATCAAAATGCCGCCATGCGATTAAACCTTGCTACCCAGTCTAAGAACTATGAACGCTTCACCAATGACCTCAATCGGG